AGGTTCATATAAAAGTCTTCGCTAATAGAAGCCAGCATTTTACCACTGTCTTCATTCAAAGCCATTTCAACTTCACCCGTTGCTGGGTCTACATTAACAGCTAAGTCTTCTTCTTGTTCTTCATTTATATTTACATCAATACCTAAAGCCTCAGATTGATTATTTAATTTGTCTTTGGCTACATCGATTGGTGCACTTATGTCATTGGGATTCTTTTCTATTGCCATAATTAATTAGATACCTTCCAGTAGGTTGCCTTATTTTTTTTATAAGTATTGTCATTATCACTATAATACGGATCATGGGGATGTTGCAAGTGCCAAGAATCTTTCATATAGTGTATCGCCATTACCATCGCATCCACTTGGTCATCGTGTGCCGCATTCGGAAAACTGACGGCTTCATCAAATAATGTTTGTGCCCACAGTTTATTTGGCAACCATACTCGACCCGATTCTACCAAGGGTGAGGCAGCGTAGGCTCTCGCTACTTTATCACGATCAGGAGTATACTCAAGTATTGGTAATCCTGCTCGACGTAAATCTTGTATTAACGATTGCCCACTGGCTTTCTTCTCTATTATTATAATGTCTGGATCGTGTTCATCAAATGCATCTTGCGCATTACTTCGTAGCTCTGGATATTCAAACCGACCTCGAACATTGCCAAGTAAAATTAAATTACCTATATCTCGTTCAACTCCCTCACTATCTGTTTCAGTTGTTACAAATATACCCCAAGTCTGAATCACACTATAGTCTGCTGTTGTTCTTGTTGAAAATGCTGTATCCATAGTTTGTATTATGAAATCACACTGTGGTGGTTCCCCTTCGTCCCAGATTCTAAACCATGACTTTTTAAGAATACCACCTTCGTCTGGCACTGGGTTTTGCATATACAATGATTCCCAGTATCGTGAACCGTTGTGTCTACGAATCTCTGCCTCATCGTTTTCTAATATCTCTTTTGGTTTCCACTCTGGAAAATATGATTCACCAACCGGTAAATTAAGAATTTTACTGCTACTATCATCAACCCACGCAGGTATTCTTATGACTTCCCAGTTCATAGCTCTGTCGGTTCCATCACCTTGACTTGATAATAACCAACCACAGATATCGTCCTCGTGATATCGTGTATTAATAATAACAATAGAACCATTCGGCATAAGTCTTGTTCGTAAACCTGCCGGATACCATTCTTTAATATATCTTCTACCTGCTTCACTAAATGCATCTTCCTCTGACATTACGTCATCTAGTAAAGCTACGTGTGCACCACGACCAGCTATCTGTGTTCGCACACCTGCTGCCACATACACTCCGTTTTTATTTGTTTGCCACTTACCGGCAGCCCTAACATCGGATCTTAACTTGACTCCCTCAAAGATTGATTGATAGTCTTGGTCATTCACTACATCTCTTACACTTCTACCAAAGTCAGAAGCTAGTTGGTCGCTGTGTGATACAGATAATATCTCGTGATTGGGGTGGCGACCTAGATACCAAGCAGGAAATAGTTTAGAACATATTAATGATTTAGAACTACGTGGTGGTAAAAACACCATTAATCTTTTAATAGAACCCTCTTCGACTTGTTGTAGTTTTTTACTGATAACATCTATGTGTTTGCCCATTTTAAAGTCAGCGACAAGTTTTGGAGCAAAGGCTTCTATAAATCCAGAGAAATTATCACGGACATTTTGGAAAGCAAGGTAACGAAGCTTAGCAATATCTTCGTCGCTTATGGATTCATTACTTTTTAGGTTCATTGTTTGACGACACAACCTTTAGACCAGCTATCTTAACCAGTCTTTCTACGTCTTTCTTCTTATCACCACTCTCAAATCCAGTTGTCTTTACAGTTTGCTCTACTTTATCCACAAACATGCCTAAATGTTTAGCAATATGCTCCATAGACTTGTTAGCATTTGTAAAATCACTGTCTTGCATGGCCTCGTTGTAGACTTTTGCTAGTCTTTCTAGGACTTTTTCCTTTGTCCACGTAACTTTAGTTATGGCTTCGTCTTGATATTCTTTGATTCGCTCCATAATCTTTTCATTCTTCATAATAATTCTAGCTTTTGCCCTGGTTCGAGCATCTGTCTTGTCTGGTTGATAACCGGCAGCTATATATGCCTTAACTTCGTCCCCGTGACCAGCAAATTCCATACAAAATTTTTCTTGCATAGCTGTGAGTCCACGAAATGTAGGAACTTTTATGTTATTGTCTTCTGGTTTTTCTAACATTCTCTTTTTATACTCCTCTGGGTTATTTTTTTGTAGCCTTCTTAGTCTTCTGCGCTCTAATTCAGCTTGTATTTCTTTTAATTCTTCGCCTCCTCCATATATTCTCGCCTCTCTTTTAACTTTATGCAAGTTAATTAGCTCTTCTTCTGTCATATTACCGTAGAGAATATGTACTTTTTTCTTTGTCATAGTCTTAAATCTTTGAAGGGAGGACAATAACCCACAACTATCACTCCCTTCTTTGCAAATACCAGAAGTCCAAAGCTGTAGGAGACGAGTGAAGCTTCTAAACCTAGTTTATTAGGATCAAACTAAGTGGATTCAACTGGTGTTTCCAATATAAACAAGGATTTGACAATATGCAAGTGTTTGTTTACAATGCGATTTATGAATCCAGAAGAGTTTTTGTACCAGCCGATGGTTCTTTTAGACCATCGTATCATGGAATATCAATTTTGTATGCAAAATATTCAAAACCCAAAAGGTCACTATGTCGAATTTGGTGTGTATGAAGGTAAATCTATAAATTATTTAGCAAATCTAAACAAAAAAGTTACGTTTCATGGGTTTGATAGTTTCGAAGGACTACCCGAACAATGGTTCATGGGGCATAAAGTTATAGAGAAAGGTCATTTTGCTGTAAGTGAATTGCCAAAGGTTGTACCAAATGTAGTATTACATGAGGGTTGGTTTGAAGATACCATACCTGTATGGCAGAAAGACCACAACAGGCACATATCGTTTATGAATATTGATTGTGATTTGTACACATCAACAAAAACTGTTCTTGAATTATTAAACGATCAGATCGTTAGTGGCACATTAATACGATTTGATGATTTGTTACCATCACCTATATCTCCTTATCCAAAATGGGAAGAGGGAGAATGGAAAGCTTTAAGTGAATGGTGTATAAATTTTAACCGTAAAGTTATACCTCTGGCTCGTTCTTGGAAACAAGGATGTATTATGAAAGTTGATTGATGCTTAAATGGGATGGATTTGATAATGCAATAGTTGGTGTCGGAGAACGAAACAACACCGACTCAATGATTGTATATGACTACGATAAGATGGTAAAAGTTCTTGTTACGAGAGATGACATGTCCTACGAAGAAGCTGAAGAGTATATTGACTTTAATATTGTCGGTGCCTGGATTGGGGATACAACACCGATAATAGTAACGAAGAAAAGCATAAAAGAAATAAACGAGGAATACTAAATGGTAGAACGTATTATGGATCCAAACAATATTAGGGCTGATCATTTAGAACGATACAACTTTGCCGTAAAGAAAATAAAAGAGCTTGTTAGTAAGCCCGCTGATATTTTAGATATCGGTTGTGGTATTGGTTATGGGTCTTACATCCTACACAACATGCTTAACTGTGGGGTAGACTGTATTGATAAATCAACAGAAGCTCATGCTATATATCTAAAGTCATATGCCGATAAAGCTCCAAGAATTAATTATATGGTCGAGGATTTTACCAAGCTGGACACTGAAAAGCTACCGGTGAGTTATGATGCTGTTGTATCATTTGAGTTTATCGAACATATACCACCAGACTTAGCGCAAGGTGTCTTTGATTTAGCTGGAGAGAAGTCCGATATATTTATAGTGTCGTCTCCAAATGAATGTGTACGCCCCCACCAACTACCGCCAGTCAATGAGTTTCACTATAAGCACTACACCCCTGTTGAGTTCGAGGCTATGGGTAAACAAGGTGGGTTCACTGACGTAGATTTCTTTTGCCAAACTAGTGGTAAACACTACACGGTAAGACCCGGCTTAGAGCAAGGCAAGTTTATGATTGGTGTATTTACAAAGTCTAAAGTTTTAGGTAGGGGTATGGGTACCCTAGATTTACAAGTAAGGGGCCATATTTGAAAATCTGCTCATTTTGTCTATGGTAGATATAATATATATATATAACACACACGGCACTTTTTTCCTGTCCCCCTCCCAATATAGAGGCCCCCCTCTTAAATAAAGAGAGCTTTAGCTCACATAATATATAAATAGAGACCTACGAGCGAAGCGACGTTAGGTCTCTAAAATTTTAGGGCAAAAAAAAATCCCCCAGACTCGTTAAAGTCCAGGGGATTGTCAAGTTATTTTTGTTTAAGCTTAAGTTTTGGATCATCCCAAAATTCGGTTTGTTTCCAAAGTAATTGTTGTTGTCTCCAAACTAAATCCTTAAGCTTAGGATCGATTAAATCTTTTAAACTAGCCATTGGACACCATCCTTTCTTGAAGAGCTACCAACAATTGATTTAATTGTTGATCGTCCAAACCGTTAAGGTCAAGACCTTGAGAAGATTTCTTTTTGGTAGTCTTCTTAGGCTTATCGCTTACCGCAAATTCTCTTTCGAGATCCTTGGCGGTCACCTTGGCCTGTAATGCATCTGAAAGCTTAATAGTCTTTTCAATCCAAGGACAAGAAACCAAGTGACCAATTTTACTCCAAAGCTTGCCAACAGACGCAATACCAAAACGCTTGGCGGTTTCGCTTAACTTGTTATAAGTAACATTCGAAATGACAGTTTTTCCCTTTTTATCTTCAAAAGAATTAAAGTAAACAGTAAAAACTGAATTAGGACAAGGGGGGTTAAAATCTTCATCCTTATTTGGGTTAAACTTGCAAACCAATACTTGGCCTTTAAGCTTACCATTATTGTCTTTTATTTCGTTTATTAAATCCATAATTGTTTTTCCTTTTTTGTTATGGGTTATGAAATGGAAACCATTTCTATTATATATTATATCAAAAATGATTGAATAGTCAATCCTCTGAAACCCGCTGTGGCTGGGGCTTTCAGCCGATCGGGGTAGATCCTCCAAGTAGCTAGTTAAAAACTAAGTCAAGACCTAAAGTTTAAGCTTAAGTTTATGTATAGTATCATACGCAGAAGAGTCGCTTCAGCTAAGCCCTAGCTTATTTAGAATTATTCTAAGTTACGCTTACCTTACCCTAAGTAAAACTTAACTTAACTTAAGCTTAAGACTAACATTATTCTTAAGTTTATTAATAAACTCAATGCTTTAGGGAGCTTCCTTAAGTTAGCAATTTTTTGTTTTGTGATTTTCAAAAAGTGTGGCATTATAAAAATAGGAGAGAGTGAAAAATTTTTACAAGCACTTTCTCTTATATATCAATAGTTTACATTAACACTTAAGGAAAGGAGATAACATGGGAACTGTAATAAAGTCAACTGCTAGTAAGAACATTGGTCTTAAGAGAAGTTGGGGCGGAGAACGATATAGAGGTCAAACAATTAGTATCGTAAACCGAAAAAACAGATTTAATAAAATACTAAAGTCTGGAAAATTTAAGTATCCATTTGAGGATATATTCATTGACGATGCATTAAGGATAAACAGACATCAAGCAAAGTTTCTTATTAAAATCCTAAGAACTAAACTTGTCAGAAAGAAATTAGCTGATGATTTAGAAAAATGGGTTAAAGGTAAGGAAGAACCAGACTACTCAATCGAGTGGTTAGGATAATATAAATTTAACAAAGGAGATAACATGGAATTATTGAATACAACTTTTAATCCAACTTATCATAACTGTGATAGCGACGATCCATTTAGTGATCCTATCCAACTAGATATGTTTGATAATTATACGATGGCTATTGTACTAGCTAGAGATGAAGACGATGAATTTTGGTTTAGCGATTATAGTTCTACTGTCTACATTGGAACTAATCGTTGGGAGGTAGAGGATCAGTTTACCCATGACTTACAATCTCACCACACTAATGTTGGTAGGTTTCTACTAGTCGATAAGCCTTTATATAAACTATATAACAAAGATTAAGGAGACAATGACGATGTTAAATTTCACATACAAAAAACCTAAAGAGTTAATCTCTAAAGGTAATCCTAAACTTCTCAAAGGTTTAAAGAGAGGTTGGTTGGATGAGGGATGGTGTGGTTCACAATCGGATGTAAGTGTCCGCTATGGCGGTATTGAGATGTGTGCTAATAAATCGCCTAGATGTGATGCCCTCTGTATATTTAAACAAGGTAGAGGACGATTCTCTAATGTTCAGATATCTAGAATCAGAAAATCTGTATACTTTGCTCAAGAAAAAGTTGAGTTTATGGAGAGGTTATCTGTTGAGATATCAACAAGGAAAGCATATGCAAAAAGAAAAGGTTTGTTCTATGCTTTTAGACCTAATGTCTATACTGATAGAGAAGAGTTCTGGAGGTCTGGTCTTATGGATGAACACCCAGATGTCCAGTTTCATGACTACACCAAGAATCCTTTAAGAATGTTAAAGTATCTACAGGGTAAACTACCTAGTAACTACCATTTAACATTCTCCAGGAGTGAAGACAACGAGCCTGAATGCTTAGACATTCTATCGAAAGGAGGTAATGTAGCCGTTGTGTTTAATCCTTATATCCCAAAATGGTATGAGGGCTATCCAGTAATTACTGGAGACGAGACAGATTTACGACACCTTGATCCTAAAGGTAACCCAAAAGACGGAGGTTATGTCATAGGGTTATTAGCTAAAGGTGATGCTAAATCTGATAATAAAAACTTTGTAATTCAACTTAACAACTAAAGGAGACAATATGTTAGATAAAACAAATAACCCACATTACGATTTCCCTATTGAAATGGTAAGACTAAATGCTATCGGTCAGACTCAAGATAATGGGTTGCCATCACTCTACCAAGTACCTACAGACATGGCTCGAGCTTTGGTTCGAACTGATACTGGAGATGTACTAGGTATTCACGGCAACAAGTACAAGCCTATTACACATAAGCATGTATGTGATACGATCGAACAAGGCATCGAAAGACTTTGTAAAAAGTTTAATACTAATACAGATAATATTGATTACAAGGTTTCTGTATTCGATAATGGTGCAAAGATGAGAGGTTCTTTCTTGTTTAAGAATCAGATCATTGAACCGCAAGTAGATGACATCATAGCCTTTAGGATTAATTTCTTTAATAGCTACGATCAATCTTGGGCGTTTCAATCTATAGCTGACGGCTTGAGACTATGGTGCTTGAATGGATGTACTACACCAATGACGGCGACCTCTTCTAGGTTCAAGCATACTTCTAATGTTTCTATAGAGGGCGTTCAACAAAAGATGCTCAACGGCTATGAGTACTTTAAAGATCAAGAGGGTACGTTTAAGATGTATGGTGATAAGAAAGTACAAGATCATGTTGTTGAGTCTTTCTTTAAAACTGTATTGTGTAAGACTTTTACACGATCCAAAACATCAATGCCTTTTAACAATACTCAACTTGAGTTATTACTTGCAGAGTACTATAAGGAGACACCCAAGCTAGGGCATACTAAATGGGCAGTATACAATGCTATGACCTCATGGGCTACTCATGTAGGTAATGGTGATACTGCTCACAAAACTAACAAACTTAGAGAGGTCGAAGTCTCTAAGGCTTTATCAACTACACAATGGGAGGAGCTATAATGAAACCAATTAAAAATCCTACCTCTATAAGAGATATCTTATATAGGTTAGAAACCATGATAAAAGAGATGAACATATCAATCAGCGAAATTGAAGATAGGATAAGTGATCTTGAATATCAAATAACATCTGATGTTGATGGCATGTTAGATAATGTTCGAAGTGATATTGGAAACGACATACAATCTGCCGTATCTGAGATTAACTCGAACACCGACCAACTGAAAGACTAATTGACTTTCACTAGATTAACTATACCATAGTTAGTCTAGTAGGATAGTGTAGTTTTATTTCCTTTCCTTTCTGCACTATCCCACTAGCCTAACTATTAAGTTGGCGTAGCTAGGTGAATTAACCCAAGCCAACACAAGGAGACGACAATGAGTCAAAAACAAAAAGATATGTTCTTTGAGCAAGAACTTGCCGAGATAGGTAAGGCTATCACTGAGGCAGATGGAGAAGTATTACATGAGATAATGCATAATGTTCTTAAGGACAGAACTCTATCTTTAGTGACAGAAGAAGATGTTGAAGAGATGATACGAGAGTATCTTTATGAACAAGCAATGGATCATGGAGATTGGAGTACAGAGAATGGAATGGATTAAACTCTTTGCCTATTACTGTGCTTTTGCTTGGGTAATAATGTTATTAACAATGTGTGTAATAAATTAGGAGACAACTATGCCAATAAGAAAATGGGATAAGCTACAAGTCGTAACCCACAACGATATGTATATCATATCAGTAGGTTCTACGTTCTTGGGTAAACTTAAAGAACCATATGAGAACTTACTTCGTATGTTAGGTACACCAAGAGATGACAACACCAAGTGGGTCAGTTGGAGTTTACAATTCAATACTGATCCAAAGTCTGTTGTAACTATTACATCGTTAGACAAAGATAAGTCTGATGTGTTTGACATGACTAATTGGTCTGTCAGTGGTCATGATATACTTTACTACGACAAGCTAAATGTTAAACTTCACCAGTTTAGAAAGGAGGCAGTATGACTATTGAAGTAACCAAACAAGATATTATTTGGGCAAGTGGTCACTATCTAAGCGAAGCCTTACCATCAAGCTACGATGAATGGTCTGAGAAAAAACTTGATAAGTTTCTTTCAGAGAATGCTTGGGAATTTTTTGAGTATTGTGAACCAAGCTTTATATGGGAGCAGATAGAATCACTTGCTTGGAGTATGAAACATTACATTAAAGGAGATAAATAATGGATCCAGTATCTTTAATCATAGGTATAACAATGAACCTATATACATTAAACAACGCTGATTTCTTTCACCAACGATCTGCCAATAACAAGACTATGAACTGTCGATGGGTATATGTTGGTAAAAAGAAACCTGACCCACAGAACCCAAGTCTCACACTCTTGGGCAATGTGTATTACAAACAACACTGTGTGAAAAAGGAGACAGACTAATGATTAAGAAACCAGACTATGAGTTTATCATAGGGTGCATAGCCTTATGTACCTTATGTTATTTCATGCTTACGATAGGAGGTGAGTGATGACTAATCCTATAACACTAGAACAAATAAAAAATATAGTAATAGATATTAAATCTGATGATGAATGGGTTAACGATAGCCAAACACAAGCAGAATATAAAGGTGTGTGTGATGGTTTGGATATGCTCGTTAATCATCTTGAAGAACTAGAAAAGGAGAGTGATGACTAATATTTATGACAAAGAATTAGAACTTACATCTTTAGAAAAGAAACAACTTACACAGCACTACAAAGAAATAGCATTGCCTGTTTTTAAAGTAGATAATGAAACACCTGAAGATGAAAGTGATAACTTTTGGTGCGGCATTCAGTTTGACAAACGAATGTTTGACCTTTGTGTTTACTGGTCAGATTATAAGATTGTTTGTGTTGTGTATGAGTGCGACCCAACAGAGGATGGTAATTGGACAACTAATATTACTGCTAGTTGGTACTTAACTGGCAAAGGAGTGAGTGATGGCTAAAAAGAAATTAGTATATCCTTATGAGGGATACAGTAGTAGTGGTAGTGATGCTGACTATGAACAACCTAGGGATAATGAGAACAACATAGATATCAATCAGTATATTGAATATGATGAGGGTAAGAATATGAGAATCTATTTTAAAAGAACTCAGTTTATTCAAGATGCTGAAGAGTATTTAAGAAATGATAATCCTGATTATGAGATAGTGGGGATCAATGACTAAAAAAATAATTAAATGTTTTGATTGCAGTATGCCTCTTGTTTTTGAAAACACAGATGGCAAGTTTGAGGAGTATGAGGTAGACGAAAACGGAAATAAAAGATGTTTTGTTTGCCATAATGATTTAATAGGAGATGAAAGATGACTAAAGAACTGTTTGCATTATACCTAGTTTTCTCTACACCAAATGGTGTGGAGGAGAAGTTTATCATGGGGCGGGAGAACTGTGATAACCTACAACCAATCGTTGAACAAGAGTTTAAACGATTAAATATTAACCGAGATGAACTTAAACAATCTGGACACATGTGTATTGGTTGGGATATTCATCTTATACGACAAAGGAGTAAGTGATGCCTACAAAAAAAGATAAGCAGCTATCGGATCAAATAGATATGATAAGGGAGCGTATCGTTAAAGATATGTATGAATACAATCGTTTAATCCGGGAGAAAAAGGTGGCACCTCATGTAGTTAGCATGATGCTATTGATGGAGACCATGACATTCATGAAGTGTTATGCTCCCTCACCGATGCATGTGGCACACATGATAACTAATCTTCTCAGTGATTATCTCTGCCAAGAAAGAGATGAATACGAGGAGCATATGTTGAGTAAAATAAAAACAAGAAAAACAAAACATTAACAAGGAGTATTTATGCTTGAAGCTTTTATCGTAACTCTATGGATCGAGTACAATGGTAAACTATATGTGAAAGAAGCTGACTCAA